AAAAGGACGGTTTATGAGACCATTACGATTCCCCTTCCTGTGTGGGTCACGGCTACCTATGAAATAAGCCTTAAAAGCGAATATCAACAGCAAATGAATGACTTGGTGACTCCGATGATTAGGCAAGGAGGCATGAACAGCATGCCGCATCGCCTGAAGAGAGATGGCCACAAATATGAAGCGTTTATAAAGGGCGATTTTGTGAACAATTCTAATACAAATGCCCTAGAGATGAATCAACGCATGTATGANACCGTGATAACNATGGAGGTCCTTGGATATNTGATCGGCGACGGNCCCAACGAGGAACGACCAAAGGTGGTGATCAGAGAAAATGCAGTTGAGGTGAAAATCCCCCGCGAGCATGTAATCTTGGGTGATATAAATGAATATTTGAGTGATGAGGGGTTTTATAGAGATTAGTCGGGCTCTTCCTNCTTCGCTTCACTATTTACTTAAGAAATTGGTGTAAAAATTAACTATTTAATTTTGATGAAGAAGGAGATGCCAAATAATGTCTGTAGATAAGTTTAGATTTGTATCGCCCGGCGTTTTTATTAACGAAATCGATCAGTCGCAAGTGCCCCAACAACGGGTATTTCGAACGGGCCCCGCTATTATCGGCCGAACCGTTAAAGGTCCCGCAATGCGACCGATCACGGTTAGTTCGTTTAGCGAATTCGTAGATTTTTTTGGAAACCCAAGCCCGGGCGGTCAGGGCGGCGATGTTTGGAGAGACGGAAACAAGTCTGCTCCCACGTATGCTGCCTATGCGGCCCAGGCATATCTCTCGAATGATGCACCTGTAACTATTGTTAGACTCCTAGGAGACGAAAGCCCCCAGAAGACTGCTGCTGGCAGTGCTGGCTGGGTATATCCGGCCTCAACCGCCGACAACCCAGGAGGAGCGTACGGCCTTTTCGTCTTTAATAGCCAGAGCGCCGGCGCGGGTTCNCCNGCCGCGGGCNTGCATATTACCGGCACTCTTGCTGCTGTATGGTATCTTAGTAGTTCTGCTAACATTGCGCTGGTTGGGGTCGGTTTCACCCCCGAAGACACCGCGACGACCTCGTCGACCGCCGCGATACTTAAGCCCGCAACGACCGCAGGACAGAAAGAGTTTAAAGTTAGAATATCCGGCGACGGCTCNATCGGCACCATTGTAGAGTCCACCTTTAACTTTAATGAAACAAGTGGTCGCTACATCCGCAAGGTCTTTAATACAAACCCACAACTCGTTAATGACAGCATTACAACGACCGCCAATAAAGAATATTATTTCTTAGGCGAAACATTCGAAAGAGGAGTCACAGACCTCCTAACGTATGGGTCGGACGATATGTTTGGGTGTATTGTAGCCTTGTCAAGTTCTGCTGGCGGCAACCCCAACAACTTCGCAACCGGCTTCAAGATGCCACAGACTCCGCCNATNGTNGCGCANGACCAAAATAGTAACTATGCGCTGTTTGATATCAACAGCACACCAAAAGAACTCTTCAGCATAGTGGCTCGCGATCAGGCAGAGTGGGCGCAGAATAATCTTAAGATTTCACTGCTGGATATTAAGCAATCTCCTAATCCCTCCTTCGAGCCCTACGGTAAGTTTTCCTTACTAGTTCGGGACATGATGGACACTGATGCTAATCCGGTTATTCTGGAACAGTATAACAATTTATCCCTCAATCCTAACTCTCCCAACTATATTGGACGCCGGATTGGCGACAAGTATGTTTCTTGGGATACGACCAATAGGAAGTATCGAGAGTATGGACAATATGACAATGTCTCTCGGTATATTCGAATGGATATGGACGTTTCTGTTGATGGTGGCAATGTAGATCCGTCCCTCTTGCCTTTCGGATTCAAGGGANTTCCAAAGAATATCGGCTTTAACTTTAACTCTGGCTCAACTACTTTTAGAGAGCTGGACTTGGCCAACGCCAGCACGCCCGGCACGGCCTTTGCAGACGCTTACGCTAAAGGCAGCGGCAGCGTTTGTAGCGCATCGTACGGCGNCTCAGTGCTCGAAGACGGGGCCATTATTGACNTTGGCAGCGGCTCACACGCCGCAGACGACCAGAGACTGACGGCGAGCTTCGCTTTCCCAATGCTTCCATTGCGCCACTCTTCCTCAGATGGCCAGATGATAGACACTACCAAGGCATACTGGGGCATGCAGAACACCACGACGGCCACTTCTTTGATAGCTGATCGGTCGGTTATCGATCTATTGCGCATGCGTCCACTGGGCACGAACCGTCTTGATCCCTCAAATGATGATTTTGCCGAGAGAGGCCCGGGATTCTCTCTAGACAACGTCTGTTTTGATACTGACACTCAGGCTGCCTATTATAACGGTGGCCTTATCGGCGCGCCCTTCTGGGGCTACCGACAGGCCGCTGGAGTATATGATAATGGCCGCACCACGGGCGCTTCCATGACCGCCGTGAGCGGCGCTTATACAGAGGTTCTGGACCAGAACTATAACCGCTTTACGGTTCCCATGTTTGGTGGCTTTGATGGATTCAATATTGCCGAGAAGGAGCCATTCAACAATGTCCGGGCACTCGGCGGCGAAGCCCCCGATTCCGCACCTAACGATCGTGCACTTCCAATGCTTTACACAGTAAAGAAGGGAATCGATACGATAGCGGACCCTGACGTTGTTGACATTAACTTGCTAACAGTGCCTGGAATGACTCCACGAGCAGTTACGAACCACGCTTTGAGGGTTGCGCAGGATCGCGCTGATACTTTAGCTATCATTGACCTAGAGGGCGGCTTCGTCCCGCAGGCTGAGAACACTGATGCATTCAGTGCGAGGGCAGGCAGTACGGCTAATACCATAACNTATCTGAAGGCACGNAACCTTAATAACAGTTATGGCGCATGCTACTATCCATGGGTACAGTCACGCGACACGCTTCTTGGAAGCAGNATATGGCTTCCGCCGTCCATTGCGGCGCTCGGAACTTATGCCTCTTCGGCACGGACATCTGATCTTTGGTTTGCGCCCGCAGGGTTTAATCGCGGAGGCCTCAGTAGAGGCGCCGCAGGGGTACCGGTCGTATCGGTGCTAGAGAAGCTCACAAGCAAACAAAGGGACGATCTCTATGAGGTTAACATTAACCCCATCGCGTCGTTCCCCGCAGAAGGAATCGTCGTCTTCGGCCAGAAGACGCTACAGGCGACCCCCTCTGCGCTGGATCGTATTAATGTACGACGACTTCTAATCTACTTGAAGAAGCAGATTTCTATAATCTCGACTACAATTCTGTTCGATCCAAACATCCAGGTAACGTGGGATCGATTCTTGGCATCGGTAGAGCCACTGCTCAGGTCGGTTAAGGCGCGTTATGGGCTGCAGGAGTATAGAGTCATTCTAGACAGTACTACTACAACGCCGGATCTTGTGGACAGAAACATCATGTACGCGAAGGTGCTACTTAAGCCCACAAAGGCAATCGAGTTTATTGCACTTGATTTCGTAGTAACAAGCCAAGGGGCATCATTTGATGACTAAGAAAACTAGGTGGATTTATTCTACCCCACTATTTAAAACGAACGGGAGTAACTAAGACAATGGCTGGAGAATTTTGGAACAACGCCGCGATGGAGCCAAAGCGATCACATCGCTTTTTGATTCAGTTTGACTTGCTCGGGCTGGGAACATCTCAGATTTACGGGAGGAAGGTAAGCAAGCCAGCCTTTGAAATTGGTCAAAGCGAGCATAAGTTCCTTGGCCAGACTTACTATTATCCCGGTGCAGTGACATGGACCGATGTGACTGCCACCCTAGTGAATGCCGCGACGCCCGATTTTGACGCCGTTTTGGCGGCACTCCTGCGTTCGGCCGGCTATATACAGCCTGACGAGATATCAAGGACGGGCAACGTCGATGAAGCTGGTACTCTCAATAAGTTTGACGCTGTTACTTCGCTCGGTAGTGTCCTCATTAAAGAGCTTGATGGGGACGGCCGAACACTCGGCACTTATCAACTGCAGAATGCGTGGATAAAGTCCATTAGCTATGGAGAGCTTGATTATTCTTCAGAAGATCTATTAACTGTAGATCTGGTTTTCCGCTACGATTGGGCCACTTATAAGAAATCCAGCGCCGCTGCCGGCTAGCAGGCAATAGTCGATGCCGACCAGTTTCGACGGCTGGGCCAATCCCTATTACGAGCCAAAGCGCCCGTATAGATTTCTTGTACCGTTTCCTATCTTCCTTCCGAAAGGAACAGGTAAAATCAGCGAGATATTCGGAGTTGCGGGCAATCTCCGGAGCCCGAAGAGATCTAGGTTTGGTAAAGACTGTTACTTCCCCATGTTCTGTACTTCGGTTACAAAACCACAGATAACCACAGAGGCATTTCGAATCAAAGACCCGGCCAGCGGCGTCTTCGTGATCCGCGGTGAGCAGCCGACGGTCTTTGATTTTGCGCCTGTAGAAATAGAGCTATTAGATACTTATAGTCATGATATAGAGGCCTCCTTGATGGCTATGTTATATGCTTATGGTCAACTAGCCACCCCACAGGCGGGAAAAGCAGACGATCCTCGACGGCAGGCAGCCGGTAAGCTTATACCCATTAGAAACCGAGATGGCACAGGTGACAACGTCTTTGAGATTATTGAGTTGTTAGACCAAAGCAGATACACTATGGACGGGAAAGACCCTGGCGCCGATGCCGTGGGTACCGTCCTCGGCGCGGGGCGCCCCAATAGATCGCCCATCGCCCGTAAGATTCTATTGTACAATCCTTATATTGCAGGAATAACATTAGGGACATTGAGCTACAAAGAAACAGACTTTTCTACTGTTAAGGTACAGATTGTATACGATAGTGCTGATTATGAGTATTATGCTCACCGCGCGAACGAGACTGGCCTGGACGTAGAACTGAGCCGTACCGATTATGTGCTAAATAAACGTTTACTGGAGACGGTACGGGCTGGCCTTCTAACACAAGAGCAGGCTGCAAAAGTTGCCGCCGAAGGAATCCACGCCGAGGCTTATCGGCGGGGGGTATCTATTGGCGACGTAACAGCCGAGCGTCGTGCCGAGGCTACAGCCCACGAGCGCGCCGAGTTCGACAGAACCCAGGCGATTCAAGACATGTCCCCTGCCGACCGCGCGAACGCCCAGGCTCTCGCGCAGGCTGCTGGTGCTGATCCTGCCGCCATCGCCGCAATGACCCCCGCTGAGCGCGCCCAAGCCGCCGATGACTGGAATGCCAGCCAGGGCAACTTCGAAGCGCAACAGAGCGCTAATGAGCAATCCGCGCGCGCAGCTGACAGAGCCGCGCTGCACCCGCCTCGTGGTGATCTTCAGTCCTTGGACGAAGAGACCAAGCGTATCCGGCAAGAGAGCGAATCCGGAGGCGGCTGGGTGGACGAAGAGACGGAACCGACACCTGTGGAAGAAGAGGACTGGATGAACGAAGACAACCCCTTTCCTCGCGAGTAATATTAATTTAAATAAAAACTTATTGAGTGATATAATTACTGTGAAAGAGAGGTGACTTTTGTCAACCCGTAATAATGAAGACCGATTTTCGGCACCCCAACCAGATACAGATATCCCTATCGACGTTCTAGAAGAGGAGCCCCTAGGCCCTAATCCTTTTTCGTTTGTTGTTCCGACGGAGTTTGTAGATCTCCCGAGTCGTGGACAGTTTTATTCATCGACGCACCCTTTGCACGGCAAAGAAACAATTGAGATTAAATATATGACGGCGAAGGAAGAAGATATTCTTACCTCTCAGAGTCTTTTGGAAAAGGGACTTGCGCTGGATCGGCTGATGGCCAATCTTGTTATAGATAAACGCATTAAGCCAGATACCTTATTGAGTGGCGATCGCAATGCTATTTTAATCGCTGCTCGCAAGTCAGGCTACGGGGCGGAGTATGAAACTAAAGTTACGTGCCCCGGCTGCAGCGACATAGATACTCATAACTATAATCTTGATGAGGCAGTTATTAGTCTCGTTCCCGAGGGTGATGAACTAGCCGAGCTTAACGTGGGAATGGCCGAAAATGGACATTTTACAATAGATCTGGAGAGAAATCCGGTGAGTGTAGAGTTTCGGCTGCTAACAGGACGCGAAGAAACTTACCTCTTGCGCAATGCTGAGAAGCGCAAGAAGAAAAAGTTGGAGCAGCAGCTAATCACCGACCAGCTAAAGTTAATGATTGTTTCGATCAACGGCCATACCGAGAAGGAACTGCTCCATAAGTTTGTGGACACCATGACATTGGTGGACGCTAAGCTTCTCCGAACCGCTGCCCAAAAGGTGACCCCAAACATCGAGTTGCGAAAGGAGTTCGTCTGTGACCAGTGTGGTCACGAGGACGAAATCGAGTTTCCCTTTACAACCGACTTTTTTTGGCCTCAGTCTTGAGTACATGGAGAATGTCTATGAGCAGTTCTTTGTACTAAAGTATCACGGCGGATGGAGCTTTACTGAAGCATACAGTTTGCCTATTAAACTACGCGCGTGGTTCCTTAAAAGACTTGTCGAACAGAAGAAGCAAGAACAAGAAGCTGCGGAAGAAGCGTCGAAGGGTTCTAAGGGCTCTAAAAGCGAAAGAACTGTTTTGGGCGCCGGTGTAAATCCACCTAAGCTTTAATCAAACTAAAGACTAATTATTCTGTATAGATGCGAGGTTTACAGAATGAGCGATAGTGAGCTAGTCCCAGTAATCATTAATTTAAATGCGTCCCACGAAGAAAAGCTAAATGAAAGCTTTCTTACGATGTTTGGAAGCGCGGTGGAGTCCATGCTAAACCAAATGTTTGGCGGCAGTGTAGTTGACACGCCTTCGTCCGCGGTGATCCGGGGCACACCATCTCAAGTGGCTGCTTTTGGCGATACACTCTCAAAAGAAAAGAAATACATGCAAGTATTTCAAAAGCACGGCCTAAATAATCCGCAGAGCTTCCGGAGCCGGCATGAGCTTGAGCGTTCCGTCGCCAACTTTGAACGCGAAACTGGCATCAAGTGGCCTTTCAAGTAGAGGGATAGCTGATGACTACAGATCGCGAGGTCTCAAACGCTCTAGAGCTGCTAGAACACCAGCGCAATCAGTTGGAGGCCCTGAAACTTCAAAAGAAGGCGATCGAAGAGGCGGGCCAGTATTTAGGTAAAGGCAAGGAGCTTCTTCAAACCAACCTCGATCTGCATTCGCAGACCCATCGCCTGATGGAGCAAGAAGTAGGACAGCTACAGCGCGCTCAGAAGGCGATTGAGGGTGGCGCTGACGCCCAGGAAGAACTTAATAAGCTTCGTGCCCTAGGTCTGGATATTGGCCTCGATGGGGGGCGCCTTGATGCCGCGGCCATCAAGGATCGCCAGACTCTTCTTGAACTCTCGCGGAAGAATGTTCAGAGTCAACAGGCCGCCAATTCAGCCGCGGCAACTATCCTCAAGCGCACCCTGGGAATAAGCGATGCGTGGCAGGGCACCCTTACGGGGGCGTTGCTCACGGGCGCCGCGTCTGGAAGGCTGCTGGGGACCATGAAGTCCATGGCAGATCCCTTGAATATAGCCATGTCAACACTTGAAAAGATTAAAGAGATAACCACCATGGCGGTCATGGAATTTGACGCAATGTCGGCTTCCATTAGGAGAATAACGGGGGCCGATAGCGACTTAGCCAACCAGGCTTATGAGTCGCATCGTGCTATGCTGTCGTATGGGGTGACTATAGGGGAGGCCGGCGAAGCGACAAACGCCCTGCTTCGCGAGATGGCCGGCTTTTCCCATAGCCTAGACACCAACCAGAACCTTTTAAGAGACCAGGCAGCGCTTTTAAATGAAGTAGGTGTTGAGTTTGGAACTACAGCGAAAATGATGAACATTCTGGACAAAGGGCTCGGAATGTCTGCGCCCGAGATTAAAGACTATACCGCTAAGTTATATGATATGTCGGAACAGCTGAAAGTTCCCCCTGATGTTATTTTTAAAGACTGGCAGGCCTCTTCAAAAGAGTTGATGAAGTATGGCGATGGAATGTTAGAGGTGCTAGAAGGGCTTGAACAACAATCCAAGAATACAGGACTGGCTGTGGGGGATCTTCTTGGAATTGCGAAACAGTTTGATCAGTTTGATACCGCCGGCGAAGCGGTCGGCAGACTAAACGCTATATTGGGAGGCCCATACTTGAATGCCATTGATATGGTATACATGACAGAAGACCAGCGCATTGAGGCCCTCCGCGAAACCATTTCTTTGTCTGGACAAGTGTGGAAAGATATGGGCCGACACGAACAACAAGCGATCGCCACCGCCGCTGGTATTAGTGATATGGCTGTGGCAGCACAGCTGTTCGGAGGAACACAGCAGGAGTTTGCAGACGCGTCCTCCAACCAAGAAGCCCTCGCAAAGCGCGCCCAAGAATCCCAAAAAGCAATGGATCAAATGAAACAAGCCATGATGGCCTTCGCGGTAGCTGTTCAGCCTATAGTGGAGATGCTGGGAGGCATCGCCCAGTGGTTCGCGGAACTGGCTCAGAATAAGCTCGCTGCTACAGTGATGCAGCTAGCTACTATATTCACGACATTCTATGGTGTCATGATGGCAGTTAAATCTGCTACCGCCGCGGCTGCGGCGATCCAAGCCGCGAAACTTCTACTGACGGGGCAGGAGACCATTGCGACCATTGCCAATACTACTGCTCAGGTCGCACAGGTAGCGATCCAGCGCCAGCAGGTGATTAATCACTATGGCTTGGTTAAAGGAGTGGGAATGCTGATTAAGGCGACATGGCTCAGCACCAAGGCCGCGTGGGCCGCTTCGGTTGGATGGGCGAAACTGGCGATAGCTATGAAGGGTGTCGGGATTGCGGCCGCTGGAGTGGTTGCAGCGGTCATGATGTTCAAAATCGTTGACAACATGCTCGCTGGATTTGGTAAGACAGCCAAAATCATCATCGGCATTGTTTTGGCGCTAGCCGGCGCGTTTGCCGTGTTTTATGCCATCAGCACACTTGGCGTGGGACTGGCGGGTATTGTTGCCGCCGGCGCAGCAGCCGGTCTTGCCGTAGCGGGAATGAAGGCGACCGTAGATGGGATCATGATGCACGATGGAGGAGTTGTCCCGGGCATCCGAGGCGAAGATAAACAAGCTACCTTAGCGGCCGGCGAAACAGTGCTCCCCACTCACAAGAAGTCAGACGATCAGGCCGTCGCGGATGCCGAGGCTAAGGGGCAACTCAGCCTCACGAAGGATAAAGGCTTCGAAGAAGTAACACAGGCGATCAATAATTTGGTCGCGAAACTAAATACAATGATAACACAGTCTGAAGAGCGCGCCAAGGGCGGCGGCAAAGAAAAGGCAGTGGAGGTTACGATGGAACTGGATCGAGACAAGGTTGGAGAAGCTACGGCATCGTGGCTTGAAGAGAAATACGGCTGGACGGGAGCGTAAGAAATCATGGCTAAACCAAAAGTAAACATAGAAACCCTGATTAAGGAGAACGATGAGCGACAGCTGGAGGTGTGGCTGGAGTATGGGTTCCCGACGGGCAAGAAGACACTTACTGTACTTGAAGATCTGGCCCAGGAGCCGAAACATAACTTCGAACAGCGCGGCCTCGCGCGCATGGTCCTAGGCTGGGCCCAGGTAAAGCTTGCTAACGATGGCCACGGCAACCAGACCCCCGAGGAAAGGCTGGCTTCGCTCCGAAGCATCGGCGACAAACAGGGCAACAAAGATACGCTGCGCGTACAGTATTTGGCTATCGGAAAATCGATCGATCTTCCGGGACACCTGATGCACTTTAAAGATGATTACTCTCCCAAATGGAAGGCAGAAGAGGTATATGGCCGAATGGATCCGATAATCACATATCAAGGGACTCCACGAAAAGTGACGATTGGGTGGGAAGTGGATGCGCCGGACGAGGTATCGGCTATCGTTGCGGGCAGAGTGGGAGATTTAATAAAGTTCTTATATCCTGTATATGAGGATAGCGGTCCGTCCCATGCTGGTACCGGCACCATGACGGCAGCGCCGCTGCTGAGAATATCAATGGTCACTAACCGGGTTGGCAAAAAACCTTCGAGTTTTATGGGGGGCAACACGGGATTTCTAATAGCCGTTGACTCGTTTGACATTGAAAAATATACAGCTTCAGGCGAGAAGTTCGATGTAAAGCGCCTCCCGGCCGGCGGTATACTTCCCATCAAATATACTATCACTATAGGAGGCACTGTATTCCACGAAGACGCAAAGCCGGGCTGGGTTTGGACGAAGGACAGCAAGAACGCCGTCAGTGTTTCGTTTGGCACCAAGATGGGAGCTAGATACCCCTACGGTCAGCGAGGGGCCGTCGACACATATCGGACACCAGAGCAGGCAACTGGGGGAGCTAAGACCGGGCTCCCGAAAGGCTCGCCCGGCGCCCAGGCCGACGAAGTAGGCACCGATAGCGTCCTCGATCCGCTCGCCGGCACCGTTGGCATATTAGCCCCATAGTAAAAGGAAACTGTTATGCCTTCACGATACGATGATAGACGAATTTTTACAAATACGGACGATATATATTTTCATATTCTAGAAGAGCGGGGCTTAGAAAGAATTGTTCAATACGACACAGCTATTTTTAAGAAACTTAAAAAGAGCGATATTGAACGCATCTCCACCACCCAGAGAATATGGACGACCGGCGATCGCCTCTTTAAGATGGCGTCGGAATATTACGGAGACCCCAGATATTGGTGGATAATCGCGCGCTGGAATGGGCGCCCCACCGAATCACATTTTAAACCCGGAGACATAGTTTCCATACCAGGACCCCCTGAACACATAATAAGATTGTATAAGAGGTAGGACAAGATGGCCAGCGGAGTAACTAAAAAAAAGAGTGCAATCGATAACCTAAAACAGAGCAGCGAAGCCCTCTCGGGGGACTCTTTAACAAGCGCAATACAGTTTAATGGTCAGTGTTTTCTGATTCAAAATATGCTCTCGATTTCTAGTCGACGACGCTTGGGTGGGAGTACCCCGGGTCTGGCTCCGAGTAGTTTTAAACATATATCTCCTATTTTTTCTAGTAGTACATATAAACCGGAACAGGTTTATAGTAAAGTAACGGCTACCAAAAGCTCCAATGCAATAGCGAACTTTACACCCGCACAAATGGCGATGCTTGTTCCTAAAATAAGAATTTATAAACTCGTCTA